GTTGCTTCCTCTTCTTGAATGTCAATCTTGCGAGGCTTTTTATCCTCGGGGATAACGTGTTCAAGCCATATACGTAACATACCATTTACCATTTTAGCGTTGTTAACAACGACATTGTCGGCGATAGTAAAGGTGCGAGTGAATGGGCGATCTGAAATGCCCTTATGAAGGTAGGACGCATTAATACCATCCTCCGTTAGAGTATCAATTGTTGTTTGACCAGTGACCTTGAGCTTATTTTCTTCAAGAGTAAGTTCAATGTCTTGCTTACCGAAACCAGCAACAGCCATTTCAATAACATAAACGTTATCGTCAGTTTTCTTCAAATTGAATGGAGGGTAGCCAGAATGGGCTGCGGTGTTAGCAAGGTACTCAGCTGTTTCTTGAACTTTTGCTAGAAACTTATCCGAGCCGACGAAAAACTTATCGAACTTCGCTAGGTCTGCGAATGAATGGTCGAAACGGTATGGCGTATTTGACATATTGTTCTCCTGTTAAGCGAGATTTAAAATAGCGAGCCCCATCATTGGCAACTCACTACTATTATATAGGTTGCAATACCTAAATTACAAGGTATCAATGCAACTTTTTTTGCAACTTTTCTGCTGTAGTTACAAAAACATCTTTTAGTGTTTGGCTGCAAAGGAACACTGGTGTTAGCCCAGCGTTTTTGAATTCATGAGCAGCGCCTAAAATACGTTTGAATGAATTTTGATCGTCGTCTGCGATTTGATCAGCGCAATACTGTATAATCTCTTCTGAGACAAGCTGTAAATTATCCAAGGTTACTCTTTGTTTCATAATAGAACTCCATCATAATTGTACTTATATAAATATGATACAACCGAATGGAGGTTATGATGCTGTTAAAATTAAAAATCTATTTGTTCGTTATAATTTTATTTTCTGGATTAGCTACCGGGTTATACAACACCTGGAAACGCCAGATACAAGCCGAAGAACTCGCTAAGTTTAATCAGGCGCAATTAGAACAAACGTTAAAAGATAATACTGAGTTCCAAAAGAAAATGGAAGAGATACAGCAGAATCAAATCGATATAATCAAAAAGAACGACGAAGCTAAGGCTGTTTTTGAACAGAAGATATCAGACGTCAACGCTTATTTGAACTCTGATGCTGCTAAAAAAGATGACATAAAGTCCTCGCCTATCCTAAAACAAACAATAATCAGATTGCAAGGAGCAGTGAAATGAAAAAAGCTTTAGTATTATTTGCTGCCCTTGGACTAGCTGGTTGTGCCAGTAGTGCCGGTCAGGCAAATTTGATTACGACAGAACAAGTTGTGATTATGCCCGATCAGAGCCTCTTTCATTGCCCTAATGTCAGGAAGTTCCCAGATTCAGAAAAGCTTACAGACGTAGAGGTCGCCAAGTTGTTAGTGAACCTACACGCCAACAATACGTTGTGTCAAAAGAATATAAATTCTATTCATGAGTTTCTAGAAGAGTCGAAAAAAACAACTGAAAAGAAAAAGGATTAATTATGGCAAAGAAGAGAGCAACTGATAAAGTATTGATGATTCCTGAAGGCGAAAACCGTGATAGCCTAAGTCATTCATTCGTTCAGCCTAAGTCAAACAATATGCAGAGAGCGGGCGGTAAGTTCCGTATGCGTAAGTATCATCCAGGTCTACGTAAGCATGTTTGGTTCGTAGAAGCTAGAATGCCTCAGCATAAGTAATCAATCATCGTCTCTTTTAAGACCTTGCTTGACCAACCAAGCGATACTGACCAACTTCTGATCCTCGGTCCAACCTTTTGAATCGAGGATCGTTTTTATTCTAGTAAAGATATCCTGGCACCAAGCCAGTTGTACTTCTTTTAGATCAACTTCAGTCATCATCATTCTCTAACACAGCATAGTCCCAGACGATAGGAATGATTCTGTGATACATATAAGGAGACGGCTCCTCAAATCGAATTTTAGGAACTGCCACATAGTCGTTATGTGGGCCAGCCTTTAACCACTCATCATAATCATAACACAACCATGCAAGTTTCATCATATATCTCCAATTTTTCTACCTTTATAATAACCTATATTTTGATATTTGTCAAGCATTTCCTGTTTTATTTTTTTATTTATAATGCCATTCGTTACCCATATAGTTCCAAACTGGGAATTTTTCTCACCATTATTTTTTGATGCTTTCAACTTGGCTTTTGTTTCTTCACTATGTTTTCTGTTTTTCCAAACACCATCTGGATATTTTTCTTTTCTTATAGCAGCAATTTTTGTGTAATGTTCTGGTTTGTTTTTCCAAGGATTGTTTCCTTTCTTCAAATTATTTTTTGAATTATTGGAAACAATACCACTTGTTAATTTATTTCTGTTGATGTAACCAAACCCACCTTTTCCACCATCACATAAATTATAGCTTTGTTCTGATAGCACAACAAGTTCTTTTTCTTTGTTTCGCATATCTAATTCATTATCGTATGTAAAAATAATTTCTTTACTAAAATTTTCAATACCATATTTTTGAATGGCTCTTTTAATGAGCTTACCAGAACCCATGTAACCATCATCTAGATTATTGGTTTTGTGCATTCCAATATAATATTTGTTATTGATTTTGTTGATAATTTTGTAAACAATGTAAAACAAGCTGCGCTCCGTTGTATAATAGTTTTATTGTCATTACTATTTATACAACGGAACCGCTTATGTTCGGGGTGATGGGCTCGAACCACCAACACACAGATTCAAAGTCTGTAGTTCTACCTATTGAACTAACCCCGAATAAACTATAACAGCATCGCTACTTATTATAGGCTACCAGGCTTGGACATAATTTTGTCCCAGTTGGTAATACCATTCATCAAATGTTTTGACTTGACATCAACATCAGTAAGAAACTTACCTATATCCTCGACACGCTCTTCAAGAACATAAATGGCTGTACGAATATGTCCAGTATCATGATCCCTAAGCTGCGTCTTTAGGAACTCGATTTCCTTCAAGAGCGCACCCTTATGCATAATTAATTGCATAGCATGATCAATCATTATTTATCTCCTAGTTACCAAAGTATTCTTTGTCTGGATTGTCGTTCATATAGCCTTCAGCAAATGCCTGAGCAATTTCTTCTGTGTTGCTATCAGGAATGTCTGCTTCTGGATACCACTGAAACATACTCGTACCAGCATCAGTGATGTTCTCAACGCCATACATTACATTAACTGAACCGTTTTTATGGACCTTGATTTCCATGCAACGGATCACCTTCTGCTTGGCGAAGGCTCTCATCTCATACACATCACGAGTCCACTCTTCGCCTTCATGACGCAGAGTTTCTGTACGCACGAACTGTTTGTAAACACGGGGCACCCAAAAGGTATACCCGATATCGTACTTACTTGTAACGATCATCTTTTACCACATCTAGATAATCAAACGAGTAGCCAGCCGCCTTCAAGAAGGTAGCAAACTGCTTGACCACTGTATCAATATGAGCGTCAGTGCCATCGAATACGATGTTGATCAAACTATGCGTTGGCTCGTCGATAAGATCGACATTCTCATATTCGCACTGCAGTGTATACGTTACCTTGTAATTATGCTCAGTCATCTGCTTCCTCCATCACAACTAGATCATCTTCATCAAACCATACGGTCTCGTCATAGAAAGGATGGTCACATGTGATTGACCTTCCTTTAATACTCAACACCTTCATACGGCCACGATAGTTACCTTCGTGATCATTCTCATCAATCAATTCTACTACATCACCAACCTTCATGTCAACTCCTAATCCCAAAGACCGTTGTAATATTTACCGAATAAAATCATACCATTTTTACGACGCTTCCAACCAGCTGCCTTAGCTTCCTCATCGATCTTCAGAGTATGGTTCGGACCTTCTTCAAGTGTCCAACCCTTACCATAATTAGGCATTTCTTTCTCAACAGACTTCCAATCACGAACACCAGTTTCGAACTGTTCTTCCCAGTCGTCATCCAGTTCGCTCTCGAAAGCATAGATGATCTCATCAAGGACCCAATCCCAACGCTTATGGAAAAGCGCATCAGTCGCACCATTATCTTTTTCTTCCTGAGTCAATTCAGGAGCAGCAGTTGATCGAAGCTCTTCAGGAACGTCTACATCATCAACAAAAGGCGAACCATGCTTGGTTGCCTTCAGCTGCTTCAGCATAGGAACAACGATAAGCGCCAGCGTATGGTCCATAGACCAAGTATCGTATTTGTCGATTCGAATCTTTACCTTACGTTCCTGCTTGGCAGTTAGCTTATTGATTGTGAGGTTCAAGACGTCTTGAATCCAACCTTCAATCTTTTCAAGAGCACGATCAACACGATCGAACTCTCCGTCCTTCATAGTCCAGTAGCTAGTCTTGCCGTATTTCCTTTCAAGGAACTTATCAGCGATACGGCAAGAATAATGATGGTTTCGGTAAGGACCGATGTATATCTTCATAACATTCATCCTTTAGTTACAAAAAGTTTCCCAAACTTCACGACCACGACGGTCATACCCTACCATTTCATCCCAGCACTTTCGATGCTGTGTATTATACCAATAGGTGCTTCCTAAACCAAGAGCTCCGAGAGCGGCAGCGCCAGCGACCCAAGGTAGGATATTGCGTCCATCGTGACCATATGGGCGTCGCTGAGGTTCTGGATGATGACGGTGTTCCTGAGCAACAGCAGGTACAGTCATTGCTAGTAGCGATGCGATGATTAGCAGCTTACGCATTTTTAGATCCTTTCTATAACGGGCATACCAATAACCTGGATCTTGCTCGTCTTTTTGTTAGTCATGTCACGCACGAAACGAATCGCTTCCTGCAGCGTACCAAACTTGCAGGTCTGATCAAAAGAAACCAAACCATACAAAGCTGACATTTTATTTATGTGCTTTACGTTGTAGCTTACTTTGAACTTGTACATGACGAACTCCTTTGTGTTATTTAGTTTCCTGAAGGAAAACAGCGTCACCGATCTTAGGCGATTCTGACTTCACTGGAGGAGCGACAGGGGCGAGCTCTTGACGCAGAACGCCCAGCATAGCACGATTACGTTCATGATTCTGTAGGGTGGCCAACTCTACGTCGAGTTTTGACTTATAGTAGGAGATGATAGCGATAAGGACAAAAACCCAGATAATAGCGACCCAAGTGGCGGTTCCAATATCACCTAGGATAATAGCCAGCTCAGTGCGTAGCCCAAGAGTGCTAGTTACGATAGTCACTGCCATAATTGACGACTTAGCGAAGTTTTTCGTGCAAGCGAGGTTGAATGGAGTCACAGGTTGAACTCCAACACTTCCTCGGCGAACGATTCCCAACGATTCCAGGCATCTTCAAACACCTCGTCTTCGTTGGGATAAAGCGCAAAGAACATCAAACGAGCTTCACGTTCGGACAGAGCGGTCCCGCAGCAGTCCTCGGCGAAAGATGACATGTCCATGTAATATTCCTTCATTTTACCCATGATGAATCTCCCTTACGAGAATAAGAACCTTTACCCTTACGAGGTTTCACGATACGCAGCCGAAACTTCGCATCTGATAGCTCTCGCGCGAGAAGGTTACGCTTTGATACGCTTGAGCTTTCCGATGAGTTCCCAGTCATACGTCTTCTCCTTGGTCCGCTTATCGACCAGATAATCCATCTTGTGGCCAGTTTTCTCCTCGAGGTAGGCAACTGCCGCCTCCATATCAGAGAAAGTCTTCAGACCAGTGTTGTTATTCAGGTTGGGCTTGGCTACGTACATCATTATGCATTCTCCTTGACGAGGGTCATACGCTTCACATACTCAAGAGCAACAAAGGCAGAAACAGAAGCACGGACACAGATATCTTCATCATCTGAGCTATTGAAAAAAGTCAGCTGGAACCCGCTAGTACTGAAAGAGTTGGTCTGATGACCGTAGGTGTAAGCCATGGAAACCATGAACGACTTTAGATCCTCCCAGGTATCATAATTCTGCGGAGCCGAGGGATTCATCGCGAACACAGCCTTGGCAGTCATATCGAAGTCGTAGTCATCGAGTTTCATAGCTTTCTCCTCAACCTATATTCTTATTCTACGGTAGTTCCGGTATTAAGTCAAGCGGTATTTTCGAAGCGGGCGCAGGTGCGGACCAGGTACTGAGCCGCATTAGAGTCGACCAGAGCTGTAGCGAGGAGGGAATCGCGGGAAACCTGAACCCGACGGGAGATTTCTTCCAAGACGCAGATGAGAGTGTAACCATCCACCGTAGGGTGGCTAGAGAGGAACCGGTAGACGAGGGTGGGATTGGAACGGGGCATAAGGTACTCCTGTTGCTATATTCCTACTCTACGCCAGTTTTGAATAAAATAAAAGGAAAAAATCAACAGGGCAATAAACTTTTTTTCATCCTTATTGCCGAGCTACCTTCTGAGTAGTAGTCGGGTATATTGGTCGTCGGCGTGAATCCTGCCGCCTCGTAGAGCGCCCGAGCGCCCGAGTTGCGCTCTGATACCTCAAGTGTGAGGTGATGCCTGTCAGCCGCTCTCGCTTTTTCTAGCGCCGACTCAAGCAGTGCTTTACCGTAGCCCATTCGTTGGTATTGTTCAGATACAGCTATAGAATAAAGCCTGGCGGTTGATGAGTTTGACCTGAGCAATACCGAGGCGTATCCACGGATATCGCCATCATCGACCACTAGGGTTGAACCGTTCAAAACCAAATGGCGCAGAGACCTTTTTGAGAAAGCCTCTGCGCCAAATTGTTGTTCTATTGAAAGGATCGACCCGAGATCACTCAGAGTCGCTTTCCTGATCATCAGAATTTGTAGTTCACACCGATTGTGGTACGGTCGTCGTAACCACGGTACTTTGTTTCGATTGAATCGGTGCGAGTGTAACGACCGTCAAGCTGCCACTGTGAAGTGACATCGTACTTGAGACCGCCACCTACCTTATAGATGGAATGATCTGCAGTCACAGAGTCCCACTGATAGCCAACACCGCCAAGAGCGTATGCTGTCAAATCAGTACCCGGGATCTTGAACTGTGGAAGAGCGCTAACTGTTCCAGCATTCTTGTAATCCTTCTTATAGACAGATCCTACAAGGACCTTCTTATCAGGATCAGAGAATGTGTAACCGCCTTCTACTGCAAGGAACGGATTCACGTTCCAACCAGCAACAGCACCACCTGTATAGACACGGTCGCCTGAAACATTAGCGCCAACGCTAACTCCTGCATACGCTTCGCTGGCGAAGGTAGGAAGAGGTGAAGCTGGCGCCTTTGTCTTGCTTGGCAGGTCAGTAGCCGAAGCTACAACTGTCGACGCAAGAAGGGCGAGCGTCGCTACGATAGTCTTTTGCATAATTTTACTCCTTAGTTGTTGATAGTATTCACTTCCATATTTCGATAACCATCGCACATATTCCTGCTAAAATGGCAATCGAATTACACATAATTATAACACATAACCATTCACGTATACTCATAATAAAACCTTGAAAAAGGAAGTGTTTTTTATTTAGTAGTTCGATACGAAACTAAAATAACTCTTAACGATTTCCTGAATTTGCAGTTCAGCTTCGTTATAATATTCTTGGTCAAGAATACAACAAAGTACTTCCTCGTAATCGTCGATTGTTAGAAACTGTTTGCAAAGAAAAAGGTAATCAACTCCTGATTTAGGTAGAGTTACGACCTTACCGTTCAAAACATCGAGTTCTTTTTTGTCACTGAACGAAACAACCTTACCCATTGAACTCTCCCCAACCATTTAATAAGTATACGGTAGGTTGGGGAGAAAGTCAAGGACTAAAAGTTATATTTCAACCCAACCATACCTACTGCAGCAGTGTAATTTGATCCTCTATCGAATCCTGCAGATACTTCTATATACGCATCCTTAAAGATATTTCTTTTGGCTGATAGGCGAGCCTGACCAACTGTTTTGAAATCTGAAGAATATGTTACTCGTGTTTCAACACCAACTGATTCGTTGAAATCATACCTTACGCCAGCGTATGGTCGAACTTGTGTTGAATTTGCATCAACTGGTAAAGTTGAAAGCAAAGCAGAACCAGATTCAACTGCCGAACCGATGCTTGTTTTTGTTACAGTTGCACCAGCAAGAGGTCTGAACCCACGATATTCCTTACCCGAATAGAATGTAAGGTCGGCGTAATAATTCTTTGCCTTCACCTTGCTAGTGTTAGCGAGGGCGAAAATTGGTAGCGATGTTGTAGTATTGTATTCTGATGAACCTAATCCAACAGCACCCTTTACCCAAAAAGCTTCGTTTTTAATCATAGCATACGCTGTGCCAGAGTAAGAATTATAATCAGAATCCGAATTTAAGAACCCATGACTATTTGTTTTTTCAACGCTACCAGCAACACCGAAGCTTCTGTTTTCGATAGTTTTTTGGTAACCCATAAAGATACCACCACTACGGAACGAACCGTTTGTCTTTGTATACCCCATAGACGGTGTTGCCCATGAACCATCCTTTGTTGATATTGGATCAACTAAGAATGGATTGAAACGACGCACTGCCATCGCATCCTTCAATGCAAGAGCAGATACAGAAGCCGTTTGAGCGGCTGGTTGACCGACTACAACAGTAGCACCATTTTGAGTTGTCGTTACAGGTGTGCCGTTTGTTGTGACAGTCGCACCGTCAGAATATAACTGAACAGCGTGTGGCGTTGTAACAGTTGTTACCGTGAAAGGCGTTGTTATGATCGGAGTTGTTGTTCTTGTTACAGCGATCCAACGCCCGGCATTTCTGCCATTATCAATAATAGTGTGAGTTACAACTGAGTTGCCATTAGTAGTTGATGATGTTGAAGTCGAAGCAGCAGCCGTTGTGCTTACAAGAGTTACAGATGGAGGAGTTGGAGGACCACCAGCCGCAGCGCCCTGAGCAGGAGTAGCCAGTGTGGTGAAACCAACCGTAGATGGAATTGTGCACTGATCAGCTGCAATACTTACAGTTGCGCAAGCGCCGCCATAAACGCCAAGCTGAATAGAACTACCGTTAGAAGTACCGTTCCCGCTAACTTCAAAAGAAACCGTGTAAGTGGTCCCTGCCTGAAGAACCACGCCTTGATAAATGCCGTCGAACGAGCCAACAGCTCCGTCGTACCATACCCCACCATGATTACCCCCAATATTAGTCCAGGTGCCAGCTGCTGCAGGATAAGTTCCATTTTGATACCAGACACCCCAGTTAGTTGGGGCTTGCATAGAGGAAGGACCGTTAGTGGTTGCAACACTGAACTGTCCACCTGTATCAAAGCCACCGTTCGTTAGCAAGTTGGTTGTTGAACCGGCTGCAGTTATTCTTACGTTATCGAAAGTCCAGAAAGCTGGGTCCTGACGAAAAGCGAAACCGATAAAGTTCGCACCAGTTGTAGATGGCGTGAACGTATATGAAAATGTCTGCCAGCTATTAGGAGTGTTGTTTGTTACAGTCCCTAATGAACCAGCTGGAAGATTTTGAGCGTAAGCAGATGCGCATGCAAAAAAAGCCAAAATGGCTGTTAAGATTCTAGTCATATGATGCTCCGTTATGGTTGATGATGCAATCACCAAAGGGCATAACGAAACAATATTACCGTCTATTTATTATAAATAATCTTCACGAGTTAGATAATAGGGATAAGAAAATGGATTTACAAATTTGTGCGCTTCTAAACAAACAACAAAAAGAACTCGCATACATTATGGCACAATTCGCCAGGGACGCTTACCTAGATGACTCCAGTGCTACCCTAGCTAAATACGGATTCGACGTCGACTACTTGTTTCTAGAAAAAGAAAACGCTGAAGGACACGTAGCCTGTAACGATAAGGAAATAATTATCTCCTTCCGTGGCACACAACCAACTCAACTCAGCGACCTTCTAGCAGACTTAGATACGATACCAAAGAAAAATGGTCCAGGGTTTGTACACGCTGGATTCCGTAAAGAAGCTCGCAAACTCTACGAACTAGTTTTTGATTATATCAAAGCTCATCCAAACCGTAAAATATACGTAACTGGTCACTCGCTGGGAGCCGCCATGGCAACGTATATGGCTCAAGAGATAAAGTGGAACAAGCTGGGCGATCCCACACTTTATACGTTTGGTAGCCCAAGACTAGGCAGTCATGATTTCGTTCGTGCTATGGATATAGAACATCACCGTTACGTCAACTGTTTGGATATTGTTACGCATGTACCGCCGAACGCTATCGGCTTTATGCACCATGGGCAGTTGAATTATATCAACTACTATGGCTTTGTTAGAAACTTGACGGCTTGGCAGAAGATGAAAGACCAGATGCGTGCGCGTTGGCACTCATGGAAGAAAGGTAGATTGTTCGACGGTATTGATTACCACTCTATGGATCTTTATGTCCAAAACACTTACATCACACTCAACGAGTGATGGCTGGGGAGGATGGACTCGAACCACCGATATCAGGTTTCAGAGACCTGCGTTACTACCAACTGAACTACTCCCCACCGAACCCAAACGGGCACTTACTTTTATTACGGTCTTCAGTTTTTTTTTTCATTTTATTGATCTGATTTAACCCCTTGAAAGAAGGTAAAAAGTTTTGATGATATTTTAGCAACTCTTCATCGGAGACTAAATGGTTTCTGAATTCAAAGTTAATATCATCATTCAAAGGTATTATCTGCGCCAAAGGCATTCCCTGAGGTAAAATAAACTCGTAAGGTTCTTTGTACTTCGGGAGAAACATATTTACATTGGTTGAATGGTTTTCTTTAAAATTTAAAACGCCTGGCAACATTTTGATAGGGTATTCAATAGACCATTCTGTTCCTAAAAATAAAAAATGAATATTTTCATTTGTTTTAAAAAACCAGGGGCTGATGAGCTTGACGTGATGAAAATCGTTAAAGCCTTCTACGAATTGATTTTTTGGATGGGCGGTTGGCTTGTCGCCTATCTTTGTAAAAAAAGAAAAATTTTCTTGAGTGACATTGAAAATAATATCGCTCCAGTTTTCTATAACAACCCCTCTTTTGTATAATTCTATAAATCCATAACACTTTTTCATATTAACTTTTTGTTGATAACCGTTTTTTTCTAAAACAGGCTTATCAACTTTTGGAAGTTTTTTCCACCAATCCGGTGCAGTTTTTATAGATTTCACTATTGGCGTTTGTTCGTAAGCTGGCGTCAAAGAGGTGAAACAATCAACTATCACCTTCTTTTTACGATTGAAAATTGTAAACATAATATAACTTCCTTAAAATGGCACCGGTGGTAGGAATCGAACCCACGCTAAAAGTTTTGGAGACCTTTGTACTGCCATTATACGACACCGATACATTTCTATTTATATGGCGGAAGGTGTGAGATTCGAACTCACGGAGGATTCTACCCCTCGCACATTTAGCAAACGTGTGCCTTAAGCCACTCAGCCAACCTTCCATAAACTATTTACAAACTCTAGCAACAACTGGTGATGTTGAAACAAAGC